TAAAGGAAATGGCACAGATAGATATTCATACTGTAGAGAAAGAATCCCTTGTATCGGCAGAAGGTGTGCAGATTCATACAGAACTTTCAGATAGGGAAAGACTGAAAGATTATATCAGGCAGATTAAAAATCCGTATTGTTATCTGTCAAATGGGGTGATAGTAAAGATTAGTTTTGCAGGCAGAGATACTTTGGAAGAATGTCTGAGCAGATGCATCATGTCAGAAAAAAAATTATAAAAATAAAAAAAGATGTGGCAAAGAACCAGAAGTTATGTTAATATGGATGTGGGTCAAAATTTAAAGAGTATTCAAAGAGCCATGAATTTTCTGGTTTACAGCTATAAGGCTAGTAGATTAGGAGGTTGATGGCTTTATGTATTTTAAAAGTCAAAATTCATATTTAGCTGCGGTATATCTGCGACTTTCCAGAGATGATGGAGATAAAGTGGAAAGTGACAGTATCCGCAATCAAAGAAGTCTGCTTCGTGACTTCGCAAATCAGCATAATGATATAACACTGGTCAAAGAGTATATTGACGATGGATATAGTGGTGCAAATTTTGAGCGTCCGGGTTTTCAGAAGATGCTTGAAGATGCAAAGGAACATAAGATTAACTGTATCATCGTAAAAGACCTTTCCAGACTGGGACGAAACTACATTGAAACAGGGCGGTATTTGGAAAAAATATTTCCGGTGCTTGGTATTCGTTTTATAGCAGTGAACGATCATTACGACAGTGCTGATACGGAGAACGATGCAGATCAAATCATAGTTCCTTTTAAGAATCTTATAAATGATGCTTATTGCAGGGACATCTCAATTAAAATCCGAAGTCAGTTTGATGTGAAAAGAAAACGGGGACAGTTTATCAGTAACTATGCCTGCTATGGGTATAAAAAAGATCCGGACAATAAAAACCATCTGGTCATAGACGAGTATGCCGCAGAGATTGTGCGGACAATTTTTAATATGAAGCTGGATGGATTCAGCGCACAGAATATTGCGGCTGATTTGTCAGACATGGGTGTGTTGATACCAACCGAGTACAAGCGTTCATGTGGAATCAATTATAACAATGGTTTCAGAGCAGGAAAGAATCCGAAGTGGGATGCCGGAACAGTTCTCAGAATTTTGAAAAATGAACTTTATACCGGAACGATGGTGCAGGGAAAGACGAGAAAGATTAACTACAAAGTCAAAGCGTGTCAGATGATAGAACCGGAGAACTGGATCAGAGTAGAAGGGACACATGAGCCGATCATTTCCAGAGAAGTTTTTGAAACCGTACAAAGGCTGATGGCATTAGATACAAGAACATCACCAGAGGAAGAAAGCATTTATGTGTTTTCCGGTCTGCTCCGATGTGGGGACTGTGGGCAAAACATGGTACGCCGGAGTGTAAAGAAAAAAGGAAAACGCTACTTCTATTACCATTGTTCAACTTATAAACGTGGAGAAGGATGCAGCTCTCATAAT